GCCCACCCCACGATGACCCTCGCCCTCGGCGACCGGTTCCGGCTGCACGCGATCGGCTTCGGGCTGAGCTTCCGGCCCTCGGTTACGATCCGGCACCACAAAGTCAAGTTACAGAGGTGAGCCTGGAAGGCTAGTTCTTGTCGGGCTCTGGAGGGGAGGGGGTCAGCGCTCGTGCAGTTTGGGCCGTCTCCGGCGTCGTTTCCGAGAAACCTACCCTCCGAGGTGGAAGGCTGTTCTCATGGATCCAACGTGGGGTGTCGTGATCGTGTCGGTGGTCGGCGTCGCCGGAACGGTGCTGGCGACCTGGACTCAGAGTCGGCACAGCCGGCGACTCGCGCGGGAGCAAAGGGACGACGAGCGCCGGATGGCCGATAGGGCAGCCCTGCTGGCCGCATACAAGCTGTTCATGGTCTCCACGGAGGAGTGGGATCGCACAGTACGGGAAGGTGTGGACATCCATGAACAACTGAACCTCACGGACGCCATCAACCTCGCTGAGGCGAACCTGTCTGTGGTCGCTACTCCCACCATCGCTCAGGCAGCCCGTCGGTTGACTGATTTGTACGTGTCCCGTGAGGCTGAGATCTCGGGTACCCGTAAGCAAAAGGACGAGTTGGCGAGTGAGGTTCGTGCAGCACTAAACCCTCTCGGGATCTCGAAACTCGATGATGCGTCTCTGGAGTTGACCACCGGAGAATAAGTCCCGCTGAATGCTGGGAGTCCCGGCCCTCCGGGCCGAAGACCCCGGACGTGAAGAAGACCCCCGAGGTCAGCATCTCGGGGGTCTTCTATGTCTGGACGGACAAGACAAGGATATCAAGCGCTTCGGGTGAATCCCAGCGGGTAGCTAATGTCCTAAGTTAGGCTAATACCGTAGTCTTAGGACATCAACAATGTCCTAAGCCCATAGGATGATTCCCACCAGAAATGTGAAATGTCCCAAGTTGGACCCTTGCTGTTTCCTTGACAGGTGCGATAGCGTCATAACGTCACCTAGTCATTGAGTCATAAATCTATCTCGAAGAGATGGATTTTAGTTACAAGTCATATAGTCATGTAGCTAATGTCTCTAGCTTGGTACACAGCTTGATCCCACCATCGGGATCGTCCTGGACGGACGGGTCACCACTCCAATCAGCACGGAGCGGGGGTAGCAAAGACGCTGATCCCGAGAGACCACTTCAATGGCATCACCCAAGCAGGTCGATCTCATCATCAGTCTGTGGACCCACTCCGGCATCTTGCACGAGAAGGCCGCCACGGCCTACGGGATCGAGATTGAGCAGGTCACCCCCCGCCACCTCCGCGAGATGGTCCCGGAGCTGCGGGATGCACTCGCCACCAAGGATCTGGCGTGGTGTCGCCGGAACATCGCGGAGGCACGGGCACGGATGGGGTGGGACCCAGCCTCGGCTCCGGCGACCGAGCAGCAGCGGCTCTACATCGGGGACCTGGAGGTCAAGCTCTATGGCCGACGAGTGACTGCGGCGCTCACGCCGCTCACCTATTCCGAGGCCGACGCCCGGATCAAGAATATCAAAGCCGAGATTTCGAGTTCGGCGCGAAAGCCGGCGAGCCGGGATCGCTCCTACCTCCGCTTGGTGGTGTGACCACGGCTATTTCGAGAAATGGCCCAAAGCGCACAGATTGTTCACTATTCATCCCCGAGAATTCGCAGATCCGGGTGCCGTGAGGCCGGTATACCTCGGTGAAGGGAGAAAAGATCATGATTTTGTACACCGCGACATCGGCACTCGCCACCCTCCTCATCCTGCTGTGGATCGATGCCCGGAGGGCTGCGCGATGAGTACGCCCGTCATCGAGGCTCGGACCTACCACGGCATCCACTGCGCCATCCGGCGCATCAAGGGTCGGGCGGCGCAATTCCCCTGTGCCGGGTGCCAGACCAGGCAGGCCACGGGCTGGGCATACGACCACGCCGACCCCGACGAGATCACTACAGCGTGGTGGGGGTCCAAGGGCAAGAGGATCGCCGTCCAGGTGTCCATCGACCCAGACCACTACCTGGCGTTGTGCCACCGCTGCCACAACGCGCTCGATCACCGGGAGCAGGCCGCGCTCGACCCCGAGATCGTCGAGTACCTGAAGCCCTTCATGCGGGACCATCTCATCGGGGTGGGCCTCCTGGCATGACCACCTCCCCCATTTCTAGAAACAGCGGCTGCCACATCGAGGGATGCACCACAGAGCCCGCTCCCCGCGAGGTGTTCTGTCCTGAGCACCTCGCCAGGTGGGCCGAGTCCAACGACGCCACAGCGGACCTCAACTCGCGGCGGTGGGCATTCAACACACCCGGCTCCGTCACCCCCGACGACTCATGCCGGGTCGAGGGATGCACCACCGCCACCATCCCTGGTCGTCGCTACTGCCGCGCCCACCTCAACGAGCGCCGCCGCGCTCGGCATCGAGAGCATCCCGAGCCCGCCAGGGCAGCCGCACGACGCTCCCGCGAGCGCCGCAGGGCTGCCTCCCCCGTCCCCACAGTCAGGCACCCCGTCATACTCGATGAGTCCGACTACTCCGTGGTGGTCCGCTGCCAGGTGTGCGGGTGGTCTGAGGTCTACCTCCTCACCGACCTGGAGGCCGCGCACTCCTCGGCTCAGTCCCACATCGACGGCCATGTCCAGCGGGGTGAGATCCGTGGCGCAGCCTAGGGTCACCCGGTGGTCAGGGCACCCGGTGGTCAGGGCTCGCCGCTACATGGCCGAGGTCACCACCTGGCCCACCACCTGTGGACGGTGCGGGGAGCCGGTGCCGCTGGAACCCCGTAGCGGGTGGGTCGTCGGCCACATCCAGGATCGGGTCACCCATCCTCACCTCACCTGGGAGCGGAGCAACTGGCGCGTGGAGCATCGACGCTGTTCGAACGGGTCGGGGCAGGCTGCGGTGATCGCCAAGGCCAAGCAAGACGCACTCAGATCCGCTGGCGTCGATCCGAACATCGCTGTGACTAGGGATTTTTCCCCTGCGAAATCCCACGAAGAGACGCCGCCCCTCCCTGTACACACACACCGGGAGCACGCCGTCATCCCTGGGAGCCTAGAAGCGCTGCGCCCTGGCCTGTCCTGGGCCGAGCTTTGCCGAGAACCACCAGCGTGGCTCCGGCCATATCTCGATCCCCCCACCGATGCCGCGCCTCCTCGGCTCGTCTCTGCCGTTCACCCCGATGCCGTGGGCTCCTACGGTCAGATGGCCGTCGAGTGGATGGAAGCAAACCTCACCGAGCGGGGGCGTCCGCTCCGGCTGCGGTGGTGGCAGAAGCTGGCGTTCGTCCTCCAGCTCCAGCACCGGGCGGACGGTTCGCTGTGCTGGCGGGTGATCCTGGAGAGCGGTCCCCGACGGATCGGCAAGTCCGTCCGGCTCCGGGCATCGACCCTGTGGCGACTCCGACATGGCCCGGAGCTGTTCGAGCCGGAGCAGCTCTGCGTCCACACCGGACGTGATCTGGCCATCGTCCGGGAGGTGCTGCGGAAGGCGTGGCCGTGGGCCGAAGCGCTGCCGGACTGGGCGACCAAGCGAGGCATGACTGAGCCGGAGGTGAGCTACCTCGGGAGCAACCGGTGGGTGGCGCGGTCGAAGGATTCGACGGCGGGCTATGACTGCTGTCTGGCTCATGCTGATGAGTGCTGGGACATCTTGCCGTCGGCCATCGACGACGACCTGGAACCGTCGATGCTGGAACGGGAGTCGCCGCAGCTCGTCCTCACCAGCACAGCCCACCGACGGGCCACCTCGCTGATGCGTGGGCGGATCGCTGATGTCCTCGCCGCCGACGACGGGGAGACCATGATCCTGCTGTGGGGAGCGCCGCCCGGAGCCGACATCACCGACCCCGCTGTATGGCGTGCAGCGTCTCCCTACTGGTCGGCGTCGCGCCGCCAGCTCATGGCCAACAAGTTGGCGAAGGCGTTGGCTGGACAGGACGATCCGGAGCTGGACGATGTCGATCCGGTCAAGGGCTTCATGTCTCAGTACCTCAACGTCTGGCTGCTCACCGAGACGCGCACCGTCGGCAGCCCGGTGGTGGCGGAGGACGACTGGAAGGCCCTGGCCACCGAGGTGCCGACCTCTCCCCCGGACTCCATCGTGGTCGAGTCTTGGTATGGCGAAGGGGTCGCGCTGGCCCGCGCATGGAAACCCGCTTCAGGGCCGGTGGTGGTCGCGGTGGAAGATCACCCGGACCTCACCACAGCGGTCGCCCAGATCGCATCCTGGGGCTACAGGAAGCCCGTCCTGGTCGGGTCTTCGCTGGCCGATCACGAGGCGTGGAAGACCAACAAGTTGCGGGTGACGAAGATGGCCGAGGCCACCCGGACATCGGTGGGCGACCTGCTGCGGAACCTCGCTGAGCACCGGTTCCGTCACACCGGATCGGCGCTGCTCTCCGAGCAGGTGCTGGGGCTCCGGGTGTCTCCTGGCACCGACGGCCCCCGCATCCGGTCCACTGGTCGGCTCGATGCCGTGAAGGTGCTGGGGTGGGCGGTGGACGAGGCTGCACTGGTCAAGCGCGGCATGGTGATCCCGAGCAGGTTCCGGTCCTCGTAGATACCTCACCGGGGTATCGCTCGATATGCCAGAGGTGTGGGGTTCCGCAACACGATGACGCTCCTCCTGGGTCTGAGCCAGCAGGAGCCCGCTGCTGTCCCCACGCGCTCCTTCTCCGCGATCACCCCGGAGGACGTCTGGCCGAACATGGTGGCGGTCGGCTACGGCTCGACGGCTGGCCGGGTGCCGCGCTCGCAGGCGATCCAGGTGCCCGCTGTGAAGCGTGGCCGCGACCTGATTGCGGGGACGCTGGGCACGATCCCGCTAGACCTCTACGACGCCAAGGGTGAGCCTGCGTCGTTCGTCTCCGACCTTCTGAAGCAGCCGGAGCGCGGTATCCCGAGGTCGGTCACCATCGCCAAGACGGTGGAGGACCTGCTTTACGACGGCGTGGCCTGGTGGCTGGTCACTGAGTATGGCTGGCACGGCTACCCCGTCAAGGTTGTCCGGTTGGACTCCTCGGTCGATGTGATGGCACAGGCCCGGACCTACAAGACCAAGATGGGCCACAGCGGAACCGCGACCAGGTACGAAGAGGACTTCGACCTCATCCGCTTCGACAGCCCCAACGATGCGCTCCTGGTGGCA